GGCGAATATGACAGACTAATGATCCTGATGCCGCCGGGATCCGCAAAGTCGACCTATGCGTCTATAATTTTTCCAGCGTGGTGGTTTACACAGCACCCGGGCTCGTCGTTAATCAGTGCCTCACATTCGCTTAGCTTAGCGAAACACTTCAGCCGACGCGTTCGCTCGCTTATACTGGATAAACACCGACGTCTGGGATTTTGTGTCGCACGGGATCAACGCGCGGTAGAGGCATGGACGACAAGTTGCGGTGGTGAATATCTCTCGGTTGGCGTCCACGGAGCCATAACGGGCAGAAGAGCCGACCTTGTCATAATCGATGACCCAATAAAATCGCAGGCTGACGCCGAAAGTCGGCGGCAGCGCGAGCATATCTGGGACTGGTATAAGTCAGATGTCACAACACGTCTGAAGCCGGGCGGCAAAGTGATATTGATCATGACGCGCTGGCACCCTGACGATCTGGGCGGGCAGCTTTTAGACAAGTCCAAAGGAGAATGGCATGTGGTGCGTCTGCCTGCTCTCGCAGAATCAGACGACCCACTGGGCCGCCCTGTGGGATCTCCGTTATGGCCGGACTGGGAAGATTATGATGCGTTGACAAGGAAGAGGGAGCTTATAGGGGAGCGCGCCTGGTCGGCGCTATTCCAACAAAATCCTTTGCCTTCCAGCGACAGGCTGTTTTCGATCGATAGAATCTCGGTCGTACAACCTGATCTTGACTCAGAAGCCACTGTTCGAGCCTGGGATCTAGCTGCGACCGGACAAACCGGCCGCAACGATCCTGACTGGACCGTCGGCATCAAATTATCGCGCCAGAAGACCGGACGCTATCTCATTTTGGATGTCGCCCGCATCCGCGGTACGCCACACCAAGTTGAGGAATTGATCGTCAATACCGCACATAAGGACGGAAAAAAAGTCATTGTAGCGATTCCCGAGGATCCCGGCCAGGCAGGGAAAAGTCAATCGGCGTACTTAACACGGCAATTGGCCGGTTTTCACGTGATCTCGTCTCGGGAGACCGGATCCAAGGCAACACGGGCGATGCCGCTTGCGTCTCAAGTGGAGGCCGGAAACGTGGCAATCATTCGCGCTGATTGGAGCCGCACTCTTATTGATGAAATGCGAGATTTTCCCTGGGGCAAGAAGGACGATCAGGTAGATGCCTTGGTGCGCGCGTTTGCTACGCTGACCACGCGCCCACGCTCGCCGACCTCGATAACGGTATCTCTCCTCGGCCGCTGACAAACTGCCGAAGCCGAAGTTTGGAACATTATGTTTGATACACTTTGCGATTTGGTCCCCCGTGACAATGACTACCCTCAGCGTGTCCGCAAGTTAACGATCCTCAATCGCGTCATGGACGGAACGCTCTATGACACACTTCCGTTTCACTTTCATGAAGAGAGAAGCCCAACCGGCGAATACATCCCTCTACGCCAGCGCCGCCCGAGTGTCAGATATCCGCTTTGCCGCATTGTCGTTGAAGACAGCGTGTCACTGTTGTTCAGTGAGGGCCACTTTCCTACCATCGACAGTCCCGATCCGAAAGTGCGTGGCGCGTTCGCCAATATCGCCAAAGAAACTCGCCTCAATCTCACGATGACCGAAGCCGCGATGAACGGCGCTACCGGTTCTGTTGCACTACTGCTACGCGTGCTCAAGGGTCGGCTGTTCATTGATGTCCTGGATACAATGTACCTTACGCCGACTTGGGACCCTTCGGAACCTGATATGCTGGCCAGGGTCGATGAGCGATACAAAGTCACCGGCGCGGATCTCCTGCGTAATGGCTATGCTATCGACGATCCGGATGAACAATATTGGTTCGCACGACGCTGGGACGCCAGAAGTGAGACCTGGTTTCAGCCGACGCCTGTCGGAAAGTCGCTTCCCGCCGTTGTCGATACTACCCGGTCCGTATCTCACCAACTCGGCGCTGTGCCGATCGTTTGGATCAAGAACTTGCCCGGAACGCCCACGACTGGCGACAGCGTCGATGGTGCATGCACGTTTGCAGCAGCGATGCATACCCAGGTTGAGATCGACTATCAGCTCAGTCAAGTGGGCCGTGGGTTAAAATATAGCAGCGACCCGACCTTGCTGTTGAAAGAACCTGCACTTCCAGACGGTGAATTCATAAAGGGGGCAGGAAACGCTCTTATCGTTTCTGAGAAGGGCGACGCCCGTCTCCTGGAGATCGGGGGAACAGCATCGGCTGCGGTCATTGAATATGTCCGTACTTTACGCGAGCTCGCGCTAGAGAGCATCCACGGAAATCGGGCCAGTCCTGAGCGCATCACCGCTGCGCAGTCCGGCCGCGCCCTGGAGCTTCTCAATCAGGGTCTAATCTGGCTGGCTGATCGACTCCGGATCAGCTACGGGGAAACTGGTCTTTTGCAGCTCGCCCGCCTCATCGTCAGTGCGTCACAGAGGTACAACCTCGTCGTTCTGGGCGAGGTGATTGAACCCTTGGATCCGGGTGCGCCACTGAGTCTCAAATGGCCGAGATGGTACCCCACGACGGCAGATGACCGTCAAAAAGACGTTCAGTCACTGACATCCTTGGTAGCTGCTGGATGCATCGGCCGGGAGACCGCCCTGAAGGCAATTGCAGCTTGTTACGATATGGAATACCTCGACGCCGGACCAGCCTCTACAAGTCTTGACAGCATTCCGCGAGATTGAAATGGATGATCATTTGACTGAAGTACCATCTACGTCAGAGCAAGACGGAGATCTGGACGAGCGAGCGCATAAGGCGTCCGAGGATCTCGCCAAGTTACGAGACGAGTTCGAAATCCGTCTCGTGGCGGCGCACTTGCGGACAGAGGCCGTCCGAGCAGGAATGGTCGATTTGGATGGCCTGAAAATGATTGATGTCTCGGCAGTCCGACTCGGCAGCGACGATAATATAGTTGGAGGTCGAAAACTGATGGACGATCTCAGACGGAACAAGCCTTGGTTATTTGCGGTGACGTCGTCATCAAGCTCAGCCATTGCCCCGGCATCAAGGCCGGTTCGGCAAAAGTCGGCGTTGGAAATGACCGACGAAGAATATGCAGCAGCACGGACCGCGGTTACAAAGCAACACTTCTGATCGTTCGTTATACCAGACAACGGTCGCAGATCTTAGATAGGACGATTGATGGGTATTCAAAATTTCCCCGTTTCACTTCAGCCAATTATTCAGCAGGGCTTTCTTGAGCGCGAATTTGCCCAAGCATTGCGGTCGCGGCTTGGGTACCGCGCTTGTGCCGATCAAATCACGGTGGCCGTTGGCATTGGCGAGACGCTGACGAAGACCCGGGCCGGATTGAAGCCATCTATCACGACGCCGCTTGCGCCGACAATGAATACCAACTTTGACAATGGTCTGACGCCGACCATCTGGGGTGTTGAGCAGTATACGATCTCCATTAATCTCTATGCCGCGACGACTGATCTCAACGTCGTTACCGAGCGCGTCGGTATTGCATCACAATTTCTACAGAACGCATATGTCAATGGCGAACAAGCCGCCCGCAGCCTGGACGAATTGAGCCGGAACGCACTGTTCGGAGCGTATATGGGTGGCAACACCCGTGTCAGAACTACCCTCGCCAGTGCGGGCCCGACGATCTTTGTCGACGACGTGCGCGGCTTCCAGACCGTTTTTGTAAATGGCGTCCAGCAGGCGGTCAGTAGCAGCAATCCGATGACGGTCACCATCGGTTCTGACGTTTATACTCTCGTCGGGGTCGCGATCGACGCCACGAATGTGTCAACTGCACCGAATGGTGTATCCGGTGCGCTAACTTTGTCCGGGTCGGTCTCGGTGTCTGACGGAACCGCCGGCAATACGGTGACCGCCGCCAGCGGGTCGACAATCGTGCGCCCGTCCCAGCGTGCGAACACGTCGCTGATCACCGCCTCGGACACGCTAACGATGTCTAATCTTCTCGATGCGGTTGCCAAACTCCGGCTAAACGCGGTGCCTGAGATCGACGGTGCCTATAACTGCTATCTCGATCCGGTTTCTTCCCGGCAACTCTTCGCCGATCCAGACTTCAAGCAGCTCTTCCAGGGTGCAACCTCGGCCAACCAGGTCTTTAAGAAGGGGATGACAAACGATTTCCTCGGCCTGCGCTTCGTGCCGACGACTGAAGCATTCGTCCAGTTGCATCCGACTCTGTCCG